AATAATATTTTTTTGTATATTCCTTTTTTTTAATACTTTTTTTTTGGTATTTTTTACTATATTCTTTAATCTTTTCTTTATTTTTTAAATAATATAGTTTTGTATTTTTGTTTATACAACTTTTACAAGTAGTTTGATAACCATCTTTATAAGATTTATGTTTACTAAAAAACTCATAAGATTTAACTTCATTACATTTATTACAATTTTTCATAAAAAAACAAACCCCTAAATAGTACCGCCAAGTAAACTATAAAGAGGTTGTTAAATTAATATTTTAAATCTTGGCGGATTTATATTACAAATATAATCTTTACTATTATCAATTACACATATAATTTTTAACAATTGTGTTAAAAACTAATTTTTAAATATTGCAATTTTGTAAAAAAAAACCTCGAACTTTGCAAAGTACTTTTTCAATATAATACTAAAAAACTATAATAAATTAATAATACAATACTAAAATACTATAAAAAAACAAAATATTTTGCCAATAGCTATGCCTTTATCTACCTTGACCTGAATATTTCTTCTTATAGTTTTTAGAAGTTTTTAATTGTGAAGTTTTAGATTTAGCGTGAATATTTGGCCTTGAAATATCACGTTCAATTTTTACAATAACCGAAGTTTGTTTTGCCATTTGTAAAATAAGTAAATTAAGATGATTATTAATAAAATCCACCAATAGTTTAAAATAGATTCTTTTCTGTCTATATTTTTAACTTTAGTGTTTTCTTTAGTAGAACTTTTAGCTTCAGTATGCTTTATAACGTGTTTTAAGTGCATCTCTGACACTTTATTATTATTTTTATATACACTATTATCTTTACGTTTTTTAATGCTTAATTTGACATTAAAATACGTTTTACCATTTACTTTAATTTCTTTTGTAGAATCTAACGGAATAATGGAAATTTCAGTTTCTTCAGTATTAAAATCAATATTAGTGTTATCATCTGTATTTTTAATAGATTTACTACTATCAATTTGTGTTGTAGTCAAAGATGTATCTTTTTTAATTTCTGTAGTGTTTACCTGAACTTTTCTTGAACCACAAGATAGTAATACTAAACTAACTAAAATATATAAATGCTTCTTCATTTCTTCTTAATGTTAATCCACGTACTACTTTACCACCTGCTTTATTCCATCGTAAAAATTGGTCTTTTATTTTTGGATTCTTTGCGTTTTCATTTACCATTTTTAACAAAGTAGATAATTGAAATGCTGCTATTCCAATGTTGTACGATAGTGAAACTAATGCATTAAACTGATTTTGATTAATAGGGTAGGTAACTAACTTGCTTACTTTATCAGCAAATTTATCAGCTATTGTTTTAAACATTTCAAACGCTTCAGTTTCTGTAATTTGTTTATCTAATAAAGTTACTTTTTTACCATTTGTGTAGTAAGTATTCCCGTAACCAATAGTTGGCACTTTAGCTGAACACAAATATGGTTTAGCACTAAATCCTTCAAATTTTGTGATTAACCGGTAACCTTCTGAGTTTAATTTCATTTAGCAAATGTTTTAAAAATTAAAGTAACTAATGCAGCAGTAAAAGCAGCTACAACAAATTTAGCCTGTTTAATGTAAACTTTTATTTCGTTATCGTTATCTTCTAAATCAGTTACTCGATTATCAATATCTGATATTTTCCAAACAAGGCCACGAAAACCATTTAAATCATTTCCAAGTAATGCCTGTTTAATTTCTTTAATATCAGATGAACGTATTTCACTATCTTGTTTTAATAACTTTAAATGTTGTTCTATTCTGTCTAATCTTTCACTTTCTAAATTACTCATTTCTTAACTTATTAGGTTGCGATAAATATAACTTTACTGCACCAAGTGTTATTACTAATATTTTAAATATAGTTCCTACGTATTCAGGTAAACCTAATTGACTAATTAACTCAACAAGTAAATGCGTTGTTTGGTCAAGTATACCCAATACAATTAAAATAATCGGCAGGATATGTTCTTTAATTTGCTGCATTTTCTTTGAGTTTTGTCTCTAATTTATCCAATATTTGCGACAAAGCCACAACATCGGCCATTTGATAAACGCCCGCTTTTACTGCGATTTCGATTGCTTGTTTAAGTACTTGTAACTCTTCCATATTAATAGCTTAAAATTGTGATATTTTTGTCTTTTGCTACGCAAGTTTCCACCCAAGTGTTATCCTCGCCCCACGCTGCAAATTCTGCATCGGTTAGGGTGTAGTTCCAATTTGCGCACATTACACCGTCTTCAGTCAAAAGTTCATTGTAAGTTGTGCAAGTGTTTGCATCGGTTGGGAAGTTTAGTATTAAAACTTTTAGTTGTGTCGCTTCGCCTGTAAAGGGGAAATCAATCGGTTGAATTTGTGCCATTTTATAATGATGTTATGGTTTCCCAAGTTGTTGTATATAAACATAATTTATTCAAAGTCGTATCGTAAACAACCAATCCCGCAGCGGGTGTAGCTATTGCGTTCTTTTGCGTGGTTGTCATTCTCGGTGGTAAAAAGCCTTTTGTAGTACTTGCAATTGTTAATTGAGAACTTGCAATATCCGTCGTGGTGTTTATTAGTACGTTGCCTGTTGTAGCAATACGCATTCTTTCTACATTATTTGAATAAAATGTAGGAAAATAACCTGTAGCAGTTGCCAAATAACGAATTTCTCCCGTTGCAATGTTTGCCATTATACCTGCTCTTGGAGTACCATCAAGAGCATTAAAATAAAGAGCTGAAGTTTGAGTGTTTGCCGTTACATTAACATTTAAAACAGGAGTAGCTGCAACAATTGTAGTATTTCCCTGCACCCTCGCCGTGCCGTTTACGTCTAATTTAAAACCTGCGTCTGTTGTGGTTCCAATTTGAAAATTTGAATTTCTAATATTAGCAACTTGTACACCTGAATTATCAAAAAGTCTATTTCCTGTGCCTGTAAATTGAATTAATGTAACCGTATTTGCTGTATTATTAAGCACATCAGCCCTTAAAGTACTTGCTCTTATTGTTCCGTTTACATCTAAAGCAGTTGCAGGAGTTGTAGTTCCAATTCCTAAACGATTATTCGTGTTATCCCAAAAGAAACTTGCATTTTTCTGCGCTATAGTTGTGCCATTTGAAAATAATACGCTGCCGCTTGTAAGTGATGGAAGTTGAAAAGGTGTATAACCTAAAGCAGTTTCAACTGTTTTATTCTCCCAAATGTCAGTTGCTGAAGTGTAAGCCAATACGTTGTTATTCGCTGCGCTTGTTATTTTAACGTTGTGAAGTTCGTCTAATTCGTATCCGTTATCCACTTTTACAAAAATACTCCCTTGATTTGCGTGTGCGTGTACTACATACCCAACGATGACTAAATGATTTGGCGCAGTAGGTTTCACTTTTGTAACGTTCCCCGCAGTTGTAGGACTCAAATATAATATATCGCCATCTGCCCACGTTTCGCCCTGTAAACTTCCCGTTGTGTTAATATTACGAACAAGGCCGCTTGTGGTAATGAATCCCTCTTGGTTGTTGTTGATTGTTTCAGTAACTAAACCAATAGTTTCTGCGCTTAAATTGTCGGTTGTGGCTTGTGCTAAATCAACTTTCAATCGTTGACCTTGCGCACCTGTTACCCTAACCGCTTGATAGTTGGCCTCTAATAAGTTTATATTGGTAGCGGTTTTATTAACCACTCTTAAAACTGACTCTTGGCCTACTTGCAATTTTACGTTGCCGCCTTTTAAAATCAAATCTGCCGTTCCGTCTGCATCGTTCCAATACATCGCCCCCGAAGTTGTCGGTATATTTGTGGGTGTATTGTCAAATTCAATATTACCTGTTAATAGTCCAAACTCGCCCAAGTTCACATCTTCAGTCGCGCCTGTGTAAGGAACAAAGCCTGTAACATCAGGTATTACATTGTAAAGTTCCCACACAGCAGCAGCTTCTGTAGCATCAGTACAAATGTAATTAGTGCCATCATCTAAAGTCCAAATAGAACCTATTTTAAATCTTTTTGTAATATCAAAAGTTGGTTCAGGTGTGAGTTCAAAGCAGTTAGTAGCATTTCTTATATACCCATTATTATCAAACACGTATCTTATACCACCCTGCCACATATCTTCATAGTCTACACCGCAAACACGTGAAACACCACCACCTTGACCGAAGTCGTAAGTTCCTTTTCTTAGTGAAGAATTATTTTCTAATAAAATAGAATCAGTACTATTTAAAAGTATATTAGTTCCACCTGTATTATTTCCAAACTCAAGTGTTTGTTGTAATGTTTGTTCACCACCACCACCGGTTACTTTGTTTATGTTTACTTGTATTATTTCTTCTGTGATGTTTAAAGTAACATCTTCAGTAGTTTCAAACACATTAATATCAATTACTTCCTGAATTTCAGAAGATACTATATTAATTGTTTCATTTGTTTCAGAAACGTTTATGTTTACATTTTCACACATTAGCGGGTTACATCATTTTTAATTAAAAAATTCCCTGAAATATAAGTTTTTACAATTCCGTCAAAATCAAACTCAATATCATAAATATAATTAAAAGCAGGTATGTTTATGATTTGCTGATTAATGCGAAATAAGCCGTTTGCAGCGTCTGTAATTGTAATTCCTGCATCACCTACAGAAGTTAAAGATAAACCTACTACACCACCATATTCTTTGCGTAATTGCATACGAATAGTAGTATCTGATAAATCTACCGGTACATCATCTACATTAATCTCGAAGTTTACCGCCTCGAACGTGTCCGCTTTTATGTGTGTAAAGTTTAAACTCATTTTCTATTTTATTTAAAAATAATTGTAATTTTTCTACGTTTTTTGTCTTTGGCTTATATGTTTCTTTTACAGTATCCATCCGATAAAATTTGCGTTTGAATCAGGGTATACATCAGCGTTTGAATTTTGATTATACTCAGGAAAAGAAGCCTGATTAAAACACATATAATCTATAAATCTATTTGTATAAGATTGTGCAATATCACGCTCTTTTTCAATAAGAAAATCTATTTCGTTTTTCTCTACGTTTGAACTTGCTTCAGAAGAATGTTTAAATACACCTTTATTAGCTATCGTGTAAGCTGCGTAAGGCAAAAACTCTACCATTGACCAATGTATTACCATAGGTTTAATATAAGTGCTTAAAAGCGATGTATATGGTTCTGCTAAATCACCTGAAACTATATCATCATTAATCCTTTTAAATAATCGAGTTCCAAGATAATTCTGTATATGAATATCCTGAGCGATTTTAATAAACTGTATAAATTTATCAGTATCAATGTTCCCATTTAATGCAGTAAATTTTACAATATCATCACGAGTTATAAATAGTGCCTGTGCCATCTGTTAGTTTTTAAATCCCATTTTATCCCAATATTCTTGTGTGTAACCTTTTGTTGGCATATCAGCAGGCTTCATAGATACTTCTTTTTCGTTTCTAATTCTATATCCATACTTTTCAGCTATTCTATTGCTTAATGGTTTAGCAGTTCCACTTGTAGGGTCAACTTTTACACCTTCTAAATTTGCATACGTTCTACGTAGCCATCGATGTTCACATCTCGGCCCGCCTTTGTACAACCATATAGAATAATTTGCAGCACCACCTTTACCAAAACCTGCGTTTACAGCTAAATTTTCCATAGCAATTATATCTTCTTTACGATATACTTTATCTGCATTTAACATTTTATTGCAAAATTCTCTTTCGCCTGTTAAATTACCGCTATAAACGTATCTTGTAATAAAGTTTACACCATCAATTACTTTATCTTGCTCAGGACTTTTAATGTTTGGCTTTGCAGTACCTGTACTAACAAATTTCCATACTTTAGATAGTAAAGATTTATCGTTTTGCTTCTGATTAATAAAGTTTATTTCAGCATCTAATTCTTCTTCTGCATCGTAATCTACTTCTGTTTCATCAATCATTAACCATTCTTCACCTAATACTTCGCCTTTGTTTATTAATTCATCAGCTACTGATTCAGAACCTAAACAAGTGTGTGAACTTAAACCTGTTTCTTCTGCTACTTGTTCTTGTGTAGTAGTATTTTCTAAATCAGTAAATTCTAAAGGTTGAATAGTTTTAAAGTATAATTTTAAAGAAATACCATTAACTGCTAAAATTTCATCTAAAGCAGCACATAATTCTTCTTGGTATGGTTTAATAACAATGTTATCCATTAACAAAGTAGCAGTTTTAATTTCATCTGCATTATTACCTAAACCACCATCACCTGTACGAACTCCTAAAAGCATAGGTGAAGTTACACGGTGTCCTACAATTAGTTTTTCAAAACATTCTCTGCTTAAATATTCGTAGTGTGCCGGTGCATCAGTTAAAGGTAAATCATCAACTGTAGTTTTACTTTCTGCATTGGCGTTAAAAGCTACAATTACTTTTTCACCACGTGCGCCTGTTAGTTTAGAAAGCACATCGCTTTTTAATCTTTCACGCATTTCTTCAGAAGGGATACCATTGTTAAAATTGATAACTTTAGTTCCGCTAAATCCGTTAGAAATATCGTTAATTAGATAATCAGAGATAGTTTCTTCTAAATAGGCGTATGGTAAAGAACCTGAATAATCTATGGGTGTATAGTAGTGAAAGCCACTAACGTAAGGTTTTACAATATAAATTTCTACTTCGTTTCCGTTACCAAAACCAAAAGCAGGAATTTTAGTAGGTTCTTCACTTGGTTTTTTCTTTGTCCAATCAGGAAAATAAAACCAATTTTCAATTTCGCCTTTTTTGTTGCATTTTTCCGCCCTTAAGGTATGCATAGGGAAGTGACTGATGGATTTAACCAACTTTTTTTCCATTACAACCTGCATTGCAGCCATTCCTAATAACTTGCGTTCTAATGCTACCTTTTTTAAACAATCAGGTTTAATTAAAGAAACCATTTGTGCGTATTCATTAGGCTTTTTGTTTGCATCTAATGCACCAATACCTTTTCCGTATATCATATTAGTGATACCGGTAATAATAGCACCATTTGAAGTACTATATAAGAATCTATCTATTAAGTACTGAAAGTAGTTGTTATCGTGTCCGTATTCGATGTAATTATTTCTTTTACTTTCTCGAATCTCAGGCGATGTATAAGCCGATAAATTAACAATTGAAATATTATTATCCATAAATTATAAATTCATTAGATGTAGCGTTTGCAACGTAAACACCCTGATTAATTGTATAAGTAGAAATAGATTGATTTGTACACATTACTTTATCTCTATAAACCACGTTTTCGCCATCAAAACAAGTTAAAGCATAAGTACGACCATCTATTAAAAATTCAAACGTTAAATCTTCTTGAAATTGCATCCAATACTTTTCTACTACAAGTACAGGGTTTTCTATTTCGTGTTCTACATTCGCTAATTCATCTTTAAACACCATAGAAGTAATATTACAACTACGTGGCATAAATTTAAAATTTTGTGAGTATGTAGAATCCTTTAAAACTATCATTCTATTTTTTATTAAATAATAAATAAAAGTCTAAATTGTTTTAAAATAAAAAAGGGCAGCTAATGCCACCCTTAATTAAATTGTAAGAATTAATTAGTCAATTACAACAGTAAATCCAACTTCCTCTAAAGTATCACCTAAGAAATTAGCAGGAACTCTTTCCATTCCTTTTAATTCTAATGTGTAACCTGACAAATCACCCATTGCAGTACCTGTAACAATAGTTCCACCTGTAACATCCATTCCGTGTTCTAATCCACAGAAGAAAAAGTTTCCGTTGTTATCTTCTACAATTACTTGTGGTCTACCATAAGCAAGTAGTTTAATTTGTTTATGTGTTGTAGCATCTAAACTTTTCAACTGTAGTTTTAAACTTTGGTCAAAAAATGTAGTTCCGTTTTCACGTGAAGAAGTTATAGTTTGGTCGAAACTATTTGTTCCTTTCAATTCGTATTTATATGCTGTTGGTGAACCTGTTACAGCATCAATAATATCAGTGCTTCCTGAATAAGTATATCCTGTTACTTCACCCCAATTAACGAAATAAGCAGCCTTCAAACCGCCCGCCGCTGATTTACAGGGTTCTAATCTTCCAAGTGTTAAATCACAAGCCATTTTTTATATTTTTTTAAGATTAATAAAAAAAAAGGTGGTGTTTATTCCACCACCCTTTTCTTGTTTATTTGTTATGATTATGCAGCAGGAGTGTAAAGTACAATTTCACTTCCAATTCCGTAGTTAACGGTAGCAGTAAAACGCATTACAACTCTTACATTTTGTGAACCATCGATTGGCGACATATCAATTAATTGAACTTCGTTTTGGTCTGATAACAAACCAGTTCCGAAGAATAAATTAGATTTTTGTGCAGCCATTACGTAATCATCAGCCATTCCATTTGCAACGAAGATTTTTACACCATCAAAAGACAAACTTCCGTTATTCCACCATTGTGTACCCATTGAGTTAGTACCATTAGCACCTAAACCAGAAGCTCCAAATCCTCCTAATGCTCTAACATAAGCACGTGCAGCTGATTGTGAAAGGTATAAGTACAAATCTTCTTTTCCGTATAATGCAGCAGGGATAGCATCTACAACTTTTCCAAGTTCAGCAATTACGTTAGCAGCAGTAATACCACCTGAAGCCGGAGAAGCTACATCAATAACAGTAGCATCAGCAGTAGCCAATGTTACAAGGCCTGCAAACTCACCTGCATTAGCGTTAACACCTTTCCAAATGTTTTGTTCTGTTTTTTCAGCAACCTTAGCAGCTACGTGTGAAATTAAGAAATCAGCAAATGAAGGTGGCAAATTATCGAAAGCTGAATAACCCATTGTGATAGCTTCCCAAGTTTGGTGAAAGTCTTTTTTACACAATTGTAAATTCACTTGGAATTCTTCAGGTTGTAAAATTCTTTCAGTCAATGTAACAGTAGAAGTAGCATCGAAATCACAAGTAGCATCTTTAACGATACCATCTGTAGCAATTCTTTGAATTACTTGTTTGTATTTTACATTAGGCATAACTTCGATTCCACCATTTGCGATAGTAGAACCTGAAAGTAATGCAGCAGAAATATATTTTCCTGCAAATTCGCCTGCATAGGTCGAAGTAATAGAAGTAGTAGTAGCCATTTTTTATTTTTAGTTAAAAAGTTTAGACATTACAATATCTTGTGTAGACATTGCTCGATTAGGTGATATTTTATTTAATTTAAAAGAAGATACAACTTCAGGTGAGTGTGTTAATGGTTGAACATCAACTTCAGCACTTAATTGTACTTCTTCTTTTACTGATTTTAATTCAGCAATTTCCGCACGTAGTTTTTCAATTTCAGAAAAAAACATTTCTTTAGTAATTGATTCCACTACACGTTTAGGGGCAGCAGGAGCAGCACTCATTTCTTCTTCATTAGTAGTTTCTACTTCTTCAGTTTCGGGTGCAACAACTTCTTCTTCTTCAGGCATTTCAATAGAAGCAATAACACCTTCTACTTCAACTTTTAATTCACTGCCATCTTCAAGTTTGTATTCTCCTACAGGCAAAGCAATTCTATCTTCACCATTTACAATAAAAACGGCTGCTTCAGGTTCAAACACTTCTGCTTCAATTACTGTAACACCATCTTCAAGTTTCATTTGGGCAAGTTTTACCTCCATTCCCAATAACGTTTTGATTTCGTTAATTACATTCATAGTACATTTTTTATTTATTAATAATTGTTGTTTTAAATTGTTATAAATTAGTTTGGTGCAGGTTCGTTACCTTGACCTACTAAACTACCTATGCCTTGCGCTCTTAATTCACCGGTGCAGCATTTAGAGTTGTACGTGTTATCTTTACACAAGCACCCACGTTTACCGCCTTTTGGAGATGTTACTTTTAGTTTCTTACTCATTTGTAAATAATTTACCTATTCCTTCAATTTGTTTCACTACGTTTTCGTTATTATCGTAATGTGTTTCTATTTTTAAACTTTTAATTTTAGCTATTTTGTTTACATTACTACCGGTAGCATAAACTCTACTTAATGGAATATCTAATGCTTTTGCTTTGTTTATCATTCCACTTTTTAAATGCCGTGCAGAAATTATATAAACATCGTTACCTTCTTCAATTAATCGTTTAGCTATTTCAGTTCCTTTAGCAGTTGATAAAGTAGAATCGTAATCAAAACTAATTTTTGTTAATTGAACTTTTTTTTTTCGTCTGCTAAAATCAGTTCTTTAATTAATTCAATCAGTTCATCATCTTTAGCTTTTTGAAAATTCATTTCTACTTTGTCGCTAAAATATCCTTCAACACTTAAACCTAAATAAGTTCCGTTTTTAACTTCTTTCCAAACTTCATCATTATCAATTTTCATAATAACCGCCCAAGCACCTTCAACTGCATTTAAGTTATACAAAGCAGTTTTATCCATTTTAGGATTTTCAACTACCCAAGATTCAATAGTAGAAACACCTTCTGTTTTTTCTTTATGTTCTAAAGTAGCATTATTGTTTTTTAAATTCTTTAAATACAATTCAGCAGCCTTTCTAACTGTATCTTTTGAAAATGTAATGTTATATTCATAATCACCATTTCTTCTATAAATAAGTTTATCAGGAACTAAAGCCAAACCTATAATAATTCTCTTTTCATCATCAATAGATTTAAACTCTATTTTGTGCTGATTCAATGCCACAAAGTTTTCCTCTATTGCAGGCATCTTTACCAAGCTAATAGCGTCTACACCTTCTTTAATGTTTTCTTCATCAATAAACAATTCTATTGTATCTAATTTACCCATTTTAAATTTGTTTTATTATCTTTTTTATTGTTCAACATTTGACTTAACATAGTATAGCTAATATTATTTAATTCAGCCGCTTTTCTTAATGATTCAAATATTACTTTTGTTTCTAAATCAATTATTTTTTTATTATTCTTACCTAAACAAGAATTTCGCATATTAGATTTATAACTTTCGTTTTGAGTAAAAGAATAATCTTTATTGTGTTTGTTATAATCAATTAATCTAATTTTCTTTTTTTGTTTTTCTTCTGCATTTATGTTTGTAGCACCTTCACCACCATCAGTCATATTTACTAAAGTTCCTTTATCTAAATCTTTCCTTCCGTAAAAAGAAATTAAATCAACTTCTATTTCTTTAGCTAATTCATATTCTATATCGGTAATTAAAATTTGAACTTCATAACCATATTTATTTATAGTATTAATCCAATGTTTATTTCTACCATATTTAGAATATGCTCTTTTTTTAGAAACACCTATTCCAATATAAAAAACTTCACCGCAAGGTTTTAAATGTCTATAAACTAACGCCATACTTTTAAAATTAATTTACAAGCATTTTGTTTTATTTATCCTAATGTAGCTGAGCGTATTATGTTACGGTCTAAACTTTGTGCAGTAGTCACGTTATTTGCTACTACATACGCTTGGACAGGTTGTTGTTCTCTATTGCTAATTGCACCTGCTAATTGATTAACTCCCGTTGCACCTACTACGTTAAATTGTGGAGCAGAACCAGGAGCACCACCACTTGGAGAAGCGCTACCACCTCCACCTGCACTACCCCCACCTACAGCTTGTAATGCTTTTGCTGTTGAAGCTAATGTGGTTGCTACGCCTAACGCAGTTGTAATATTATTAAACGCTATAACAGGAGCAGCAGAAGCTCCACTTGTAGCAATAGCTTGTGGAGTTGCTAAAGCACCAATGTTAGCAGCGTTATTAGCCATAATCATTTTAGCTATAGCTATCGCATTTTCAGCTATAATAGCCGCTTTTTGAACTGCTTTATTTTTACCCGCTACTTCTTTTAAAAATCCAACTGCACCTGAAGCTAAGTTTAATCCTGCTTCTTGTATTGCTCTTTTTTGTTCAAGTTCAGCAGCAGCAATTGCTATTTTATCTTTAGAAGCCTTTTCTTCATTATCATAAGATATTTTTTGATATTTTAAATTAATATCATTAATTTCATTTGCTTTAGCTATTTCTTGTTCAACTGTAGATATTCCTGCCTCTTTTGATTTTGCTATTTTATCATCGTAATTTTTAGCTATTAACTCAAGTTCTTTTTCTTGGTCAGTCATTAATGCTAAACGATTTCTTTCACGTGCATCTGCTTCAGTTTTTAATAATTCATCATATCTTGCTTCTGCATCTTTTCCTAAATCACTTGCTCTTTTACTTCTTTCTTCTCGTGCTTTTTCTTCTGCTTCTTTTCTCTTTTTTTCTAATTCAGCTAACCTTTCTAATTCTTTTTTTCTTAATTCAGCACGTTTTTCAGCTTCTTCTTTTTCAGCTTTAGTCATTTCTTTTGTGCCTGAAACAAATCTTTTAGAAGCATCATCATAGTTTTTACTAAATGATGTTACTGATTTTTTTGCATCTTCCCAAGCACCGCTAAAATCACCTGAAATTAATTTCTTTACTGCACCACCCAACATTCCCAAAGACTGAAATACCGCAGTAACACTTGAATAAACTACGTTAAAAGCTTGGGAAACGTAAGGCAATGCTTTTAAAGCTAAATCTACTAATATGTTAAACAAAGGTTCAACTACACGAAATATTCCTTGAAATATTTTTTCCATTCCTTCTAATAATGGTTGTAGTTTTTTCATTGCTACTTCATTATCTTGGAATGCTTTTACTAATCCACCAATAACTGCTACTATTAAACCAATTACAGAAGCCTTTAAAGCACCATTAAAGGAACTAAATGTTCTTTCAGCATTACGTATGCCTTGACCCAACATACCTAATGGTCCTGAAGCATTTTCTAATTGCCCAAGAAAATCATCATTTGTAGCTTTAGCATCAGATATGGCATCATCCATATCACGTATTTGAGCAGAAATTTTATTAAATTCAGAACTACCTGCAGCTGTTTCTTTTAACTGCTTTTTTAATTCTCTTAAATTCTGAATTGTTGGCTCTAAATTACTTTTTACTTCTAAGTCAACTTCTATTTTTTCTGCCATTTTATTTCTCGTTTAAGTTGTGTAAATCCTTTTTTAAATGTTGTAGGCAGTTCATATTTGCCTTTAGCAATTTCTATTAATTCGCTTTGCCCGTAATGTTCGGTACATTGCAGTAGTTCAAATATTTGTTTAAGCATATTGTAGTACAGGTAAAGTTATTATTGTTGAAACTCCATCTTTAAAGTATTCTAAAAATACTGCATCAAGTCTATCAGCTGCCGTAGCATTAGCAGGTATAGTTACATCTAACAATATATCAGCATCGTTATCTGTAGATAGTGTATAACTTAAAAAGTCAGTAGATAGCTTTACATCAAACGTATCGTAGTTATTCTTGTAAATTATGTATTGAACTTCTTGCGCAGTATTATCTACTTGTAATGTTTGAATGTTTGAATACCTTAAATAAGTTGTGTTTTGTGTTATATCACGAAAATCATTTATCAATTCTAAATCTACTTCACCTGTTGTTAAATCGGTTGTAAGTGTGTTTATAATATAACGTTTATTAGAAACTATTACCCTATCGTTTAACTTTAAAGAAGATAGCAAATAAGGATTAAAATTGCCTTTTGCTTTTATAACTCTTGTACGTTGGTTGTATAAGTTATTTATATATTGACTATAAAACTGTTGATACAAACCATTAGGTGCAAAGCTCAAATTCCAAACTGAATTCTCAACACCCCAATTTAGGGTTTGCAAATAATTTAAATCAGTTCCTGCGAGTTGTATTTCGTTTGAAAAACGACGGTATTTATTTGATAGAATATTTGCACCACTTGAATTTTTAAAGTAAATGCTATTTGTAGAAGCACCTTCAAAAGTTTCAATTCCATTATTATACATCAATATAGGTTTTGGCGTGTATGGTTGTAAATCCTTAGTCCACATTGTTGTAGTTAAAAAATCAGTTCCTGTAGTACGCTCCCACATTACATCTTCAAACGGTGTTTTAACTTCGTAACTGTCGGAAAATGCTGAATTAGGATTATCAAAAAATAAATCGCCATACTCAAGTAGCTGATTCATTTCTCTATAATTTGTATTTAAAACATTCTCGGATTTTTCGTGTTTGAAATCAATTCTTTTAAATAATTTAGGTTTTCCTATTTCTATTTCGTTTGCTTGAACAAATTTAGTTATATCTATTTCATCACCATCTTGATACCATTTTTCTAATGGTAAAAACTCAAATGTATTTTCAGCAGTTGGAACGATTACCATATTGAACATCTTAACCAATCCTGTAACAAAATCGCTGACTTTAATATCAGGAACTAAACTTGGAATGTTTAACTGTCCGCTTGTTGTTTGGATTGCTGAAAATGCGCCAATTAAATCATAGTAATATCCATCTGTAACACCATTAAGATATAGAAGATACCTTATTTGTAATTGACTCGTAAATGTAACAGCACCAATATCTGAATTAACAAAAAAAGTAAAATTAAAAGTTTCAGGAAAAAATCCGCTAAGCTGAAAAAAAGTTGTTGTAGTATTTCCACTTAAATTTAAAAAAGATGTATATGGAACTCCATTATTATAAATATGAAGGTTATAATTTGTTGAGCTTGTATTTATTTTTAAATATAAATTAACACCATCAGGGAATAAAGTATCAGGATCAGTATATGATGGCGGAGGACCATATGGACTAATCCAATCCATTGTAACTGCTCTATAAGCTATATTTAAAGTGTCAGTTGCCAAATCTAAATAATACATTGAGGGGGCTTTAGTTGTAAAATTAACTTTTGTTAAATTACTTCTATAAACCATTTTATCAGCGTTTTTGCAATATAAAAACAACTTGCTAAAAGTTTGACTATTTAAAAATTCCCCTGTAAATGTTAGGCCATATTGTGATTGGATATACTCGAATATTTTTGTGACAGGAATAGCAGGGAATAAATCCTCGTAATTAATTGCACCGGTAAGCAAAGTAACATCGTTTGCAGTATTGCCCGTTTGGTATTCGTATCTTTTATCGTTTCCAATAATTGGGAAGTAAACTTCGGGAACCATATCAAAACTCATTGTTGCGAAAACTGCGGCTAAATTGTAATCTAAATTTAACTCACTTAATCGGGGCAAACTTGCGATTTTATCCTCTAAAAATTTATCTTTAAGCTGCACCAAATTACCAACGAAATTAACCGAATAGCTTTCTATAAAGCCGTTCTTTTTATTGGCTTTTTCCATTGTAAACTTTCCGTCACGAAAAGGAATAGTGTCTATTTCAATATAACCGTAATACTTTACCCTATGGTCAAACGCTGTACCTTCTACTAAATTAATTCCGTCTAAATCAGTTTCACCTACTGCTGATTCGTACCAATGTTTGAAAATAGCGTTGTTGTGCTTACTTGCGGGAATCGTAAAACTCTGTGAATAATCCGTAAACAGCTTTCCTAAATCATTAAAATTCTGAATAGAAGAAGTTATACTAATCTTTTCATCTTTGAATAATTCAATTCGATTAACTACACCATCTACGTAAATATAAATTTGTACTGTTTGCATTATACTACATCGTTTATTAGGTTGTAAGAATATTCAAACTCAACTTCATAATTAATCATTTTATCCTGCAATCCTGTTTTAATTGGCATTGATTTAGTTTTAATATTTGCAGGTTTGTTATCTAATAAAATAGTTTCTGAAGCCATTAAATCAAACATCAATTCAGAATAGTTTTCATCTACCCAACCTGTGTTTAGTTTAACTGATTGTGTACCTACAAAATTAAACTGCTGTGTTTGGTTTCTTAACGGATTGTAATCCCAATTATCGGGTAGTAATCTAAATTCACTATTCTTTACTTCTACATTGTTTGTTTGTGCCTTCCAAAATGTAAGAAACTGCCATCCACCATAACGATTAATAAACGTACAAACTACAGGAGTGTATTTACTTTCGCATACCGGTAAAAAAGTAACTGTAGGTAATATAGTTTCCATTAATTCAGATTCTATAATTACATCGTTTCCAAAGTTATGATTTGCTAATTCTACATTCTTTGCAGGTATCTTAAACATATATGTTCCTGCATCATCATCTGAAGTTAGTATTTCTAAAGTAGAAGAAGTTAAATCCCTTCTATTTGTCCATTTTACTTCTGTTAAAGAAGTTCCATCGTGTTCTATTAATACATTGAAGTAAGGTAATTGTGATTGTGTAGAAGCTTCGTTGTAATACTGAATAATATTGTGGTTAGTTAAATACTCAACTTTATCGTTTTGCGTTTGATTAGCGCCACCTAAATAGCTTGTAAACGATTGTGTACCTACATAGTAAATACTTCTAACTAATTCCCATTCTTTATCGCCTTCTGTATTAAAATACCATTCAGCATAAACATATACCCACATTTCATCAGAATCTTCTTTTGGATATACTTCTATGTAAGCATTTATAGTTTCTATTTGCTCAGCTATGTAAGGCGATATATTAAATACAATTGCAGGTAAATCTTCAGATGGTATTTTCTTTTCAATAGTATAGGTAGCCGTTGCAGGTTGTGTTTCATTTTTATTCCAAACCCATAAACGCAATTGTGCAGCAGCTTGTCCTGCTTCATCTACTTCTATAAAATACGGTGAACGTGCATTAATTACTTTCATTTCTTAATATCTTTTAAACTTGTTTTCATTAAATCTTCTACATCTAAAGCAAATCCTTTTATTAAATCTTCTGTTATGTATTTTTTATATCCTGCTTCAAATGGTTTTGTAAAAAATAAACTTGGTCGTATACCTTTTGCGTAAATACTACGTGTAATTAAAAATGCAGTAGATTCATAAGACATAAATTTTCCGTCTTTTCTTTTAAATTGAATCCTACGTGCTTGTACCCACTTTTTAATTCCTTCAGTTAATCCACCTTTCTTACCTGTACCACTACCAAACTTAAATGGTGAATTAGGCGCTTTTAATGAACTGAATTTACCCTTTACTCCTTTGTCCTGAAATTGGCCATATTGTGGCATTTCAAAATATATACCTATTGAATTAGGCATTGCTTTTACTTCGCCTTTTAAACCTCTATACAGTTCGCTTGTAACGTTTTTATCACCTTTAGTTAAGTTAGTTCTACTTTGTTGTATTACGTAGTCTCTAAAGCGTTCTAAAGTCTTTTGTGTATGTTGTAGATTATATGCCATTAACAGATAGTAGTGTTATTTGCAGTTTCTACATTTAATGTAATTGTCCATCCTACTAACTTATTTTCAAATCTATCAGCAAATGCTTCAAAGCTAATGCTACCATTTAATCTAAAACCCATATCGTACAAATTGCCTCTACGTAAACTCGCAATCAATCGTTTACCAACTTCTAACTGAGTGTTGAATATATCCTGTTCATTGTCATTGTCTAACCAAATATCAGTTGAATTAGCTTTAGATATATCGCACACATCCATAAGCAAAATAGAAACGTTAAATATATTTGTGTTTCCTGATTCAGATTCTGTTACATTGTTTACAATAATATGCGACAAAGGGAATATAGTAGTTTTGTTTAAATCGACATTGAATATATCACCGGTAGTTACATTGTTTACTATTCCATCTTCGTAGAGTGAATCTCTTAATACTTCGGTTACTTTATAATATTGGTTCATTACTTTCTAATTTGTTGTATTTCTATTTCGTTCTTTTCTTTTTCGAATGTTAAAAATGTTAAGCAAGTTGTAAGTCGTAATTGGGAAACTTCGTCAAATCTTCTAACATCTCCCTGAGCAAGGCCATAGTAGGAACTATACCAACCCCACTTTTTTCCAAACTGTGCTTGTCTATCAAATCCATCAGCTGCTTGTCCGTCTCCAAATAATTCAGGGTAGAGTTCAGTAACGCGTTGCCTAAATTGTAAAAAAAAACCATAGCACCTAATGCAACTTCTAATGGCATATCTAACATAGCATCAGAATACGCAGCAGAACCTTTATATTCTTCTATCAGGTACTTCTTATTCAGTTTGTTTATTACAGGTCTGTAAAGAACTGCCATAGCTTTGTGCATATTATCCCAATCAGAAATGTATGTTTCTAAATCGGTATATTCTCCTAAGCTTATTTCATCTAAATTAGGAATGAATCCAAATTCTAAACCTTTGTGTTTAAATGTTTGAGTTAACTTATAACTACCGGTAAACATTTCACCTAACTTATTCGTAATCGTTGTAATATCTTTTAACTTCATTAGCGATATTTCTTTTAACGATACACCACAAAATATTTCTATCATCTTGTGCTGCAAAAATTCGCCCTCAGGATTATCTTTAGCTATACGTGTGAATCTTTGGTACTGTTCTAATGTTATTTCGTTTAAAGATGTTGGTATAGATATTTCTAACTTCATAAAGTTTTTTATTTAATAATAACTTTTATGTGAAATTGTATTAAACGTATTTAAACAGAAAAAGGGTAACATTTCTGCTACCCTAATTCCAACTATTTAACCAACTCTAATTATGCTTTAAAATACTCTATCCAAAAATCCCGAAGTGATTGTGATATTTGACTATAAGGAATCCATACATCGTTTCCTTCATTTACTTTTAATTCTATTCTACGTTCTAAGGTCATTGCAGGCAATTCTTCTACCTTGTATATACGTTTGCATATTGTTTTAGAATTAAACGTTATAAGCGCATCGTAAATGCCTGTAGCTTGAACTTCTGTTTCAAAATCAAAGCATTCATCTTTGTGTTCTGCGTAGTAACTTATTCTGTATGTTCTCATTTGTTATTTGTTTTTGTTTCAACAAATGTAAACAAGTTATTTATGCAAATTATATTTTAACAAATATTTAACTACTTAAATAAGCACTTGCTATTTCGTACATCTTATGCATCTTCTTTATTTCACCAATATTTCTTGGTAAAGCTATATCTACTTCTACACCTTTAACGTGATGTATGTAGCATTGTATAGTAGCTATGAATTGTCCGTATGTCATTAGTAGACAAAGTAATTACCCTTGTTTTTATTTTCTAATTGGTAAGTAACGCAGTATCGAAGTGGGTCCAATAAATGGTTGTGCGCATCTTGTGGAGTTTTAGACTTCTTTTCTAACCAACAGTAGTTATTTAGTTCCCTGATTAAATTAATAGATTCAGGTGATACTATCAAATCGTAATCTTGTAAAATGCTAATACCATACGTTACTGAATCAGGACCTTTAACTGCAGGTACAATATTTAAACCTAATGCTTGTAGTTCACTAATCAATCTCGGTTCTGCTGAATCAGCAACTATTAAAGCATCGTTTGCGTGCTGCTTGTTTAAACTGTATATCTGTGATGTTGTTAAACCTTTTAAGTAAAACCTTTCGTTAATGTAAATACGTTTGTTAGATGTATCTATATTGCATTCTAATAATGTTGATTCATCTGCTGCAAATCCGTAATCCTGCCCAAAGATAGATTTACCTATTTGTTTGTATTCGCCTATAGTCCAATTAGTAAATATAACTCCTTCTGCTTTGTCCATCCATCCACCTAAGATTTGGTGGTTGTACTTTTCAGGCCTTCTTTGTTTTATGTTCTCTATCTGTGTTATAAATGATTCAGATAGGTTTTCTATATTATCTAAGTATGTAGTGTGAATATAAGTAGTATCACCTTTTATTAAATTGCTTCCTGCTTGTACACCTTTATCTTCAAAGAACTTTTTATAAATGAAGTGTTCTTTTGTTGCAGGATTTAACACCAATAAAACCCTATTGTGTATGCCTTTTGTTCTTATACTAAAATCAATCTTTTCAAATGTTTCTTCATCTGTTAGTTCTTCTGCTTCATCTAACACCCAAGTTGTAACTCCTGCTAAAGATTTAAGTGAAGCAGTTTGTGTACCACTACTTGTTTTAATGCCTTTAAATAGAATCTTAGAACCTGTTTTAAGATTTACTATTTCATCCTTAGTTATATAAAAATCGTTGCTTAAATCAGCTCTTTCAATCTTATCTATAAATTCGGGAATAATAGAAACGTTTGCAGAAGTTAAAGTGTAACGTGTAAATAATATAACGTGTCCTGATTCATAAGTAAGCAATAGTAAAAAGGAATTAAGGGAATATGATTTACCACTTCCCCTTCCACCTGTAATTACAAAGTACCTACTATCTGAACCAAGTAAATTATATTTCTGATTTATTGCTATTCCCAACTTTGAAGATATCTTTTATATTAAAATCATTTACGTTGTGTGTAGCTTCTATAATTTCTTTTGGTTTACCAAATATATGTTCAGCTATAAACAACTGCCCACGTTGTGATTCCATTAAAGTAGTTTTAACAAATTCAATCTTTGTTTCTTCTTCAGTTTCTTTATTGTAAAGTTGGCCTAATGCTTTTAGAAAAATGTTGTTTACTTTTTCTTCTTCTACTTTAGGTGGTCTACCTTTTCCTAATTTATTTCCTTTTTCAAATCCCATAGTTAAAAGTAATGTTTAAATATATTTCAATAAAAATAATCTATTCTTCTTTTTGTTTATCAGGCCAATAGTATTCACATTCTTGTTCACCATTTTCATTTAGCGTTAATGGTGGTGTGCTAAAATAAGATTGTCTAAACTCACTTGCTTTAGATGTGTATCTATAACACGTTTCTTTTATTTCGCATTGCCTACCTTGGCATTTACTTATATCAGGCATATAAACATAATAGCTAAAGTAAATAATAAACCTACATAAACTTTAAAAGCAGTTTTAGCTAAAAATTTAATTTCTTTTCTTTCTTGTTCTGTTAGTTTCATTTTCTATCGTTATAATTAATTAAGTAATACCATAGCCAAATTAGTTTAGGCCTTATGAATTCGTACATCAGTAATATAAATAAGTAAATCATTTGTAAAGTTGTTTTAGTTCTTTTCCTATTTCTATCCATTCCGGATAACCTTGTTTAATATATCCACTTACTACAAATCGTAAATAGTCTTTAGTGTATTTCTTATGTAGTAGTTCTGCTCTTTCTTTATTTGTCATTCTTTATCTTCATCTATTAGTTTAACTTCTATTTCTTTTATACAACTTTCACACATTATTTCATCTTGTAATCCTGTTGTTATTATTATGCTGCATTTATTACATAGTGTAGCACCTAAACCATTATTGTATTTATGTATTGGTTTGTATCCTGCTTTTAGTCGCATTAATATCTGCGCTCTTTCTTTTGCTTCTTGCTCGTATGCGTGAGCGTTACACGGTTGTTTCATTGTTTAAATGTTTCGTTGTAGTATTGTTCTGTGTCATAATATTTCACATAAAAATCTGTTCTTTGTGCGTTATCACAAGCATCAATAATCTGTTGCTTTTCCATTTCTTTGGCTTGTTTGATATCTTTTTTAATATGATAAAAGTCAATATCATATTTTAATTTTATCTTTTCTACTAACCATTCTACTGCTGTTTGTTTCATACTTTATCTTTTTTATTATATTTCATATTATCTAATAATGCAAAATCAATATTTTTTAATCTTGCATAATCATCATTAGTATCTATTGGCCTATCATTAGGAACTTCATTAATATCATTGTATATTTTAACATTTTTTAATTTATATTCAGATATTAAATCATCGTTTTTACCACCATAACTTGCAGTTAATACAAGGTTATTTGGTATATCATTTAATCTATTTACCCAATATTTTAAGCTTTTAGTATATGCCCACATTTCTATATTAGGGTTTTCTTTAGCTAATTCAATCCAACTATCAAAATACTTTTGATTAAAAAAATCACCGCTGCTATGTATTCGTATTGATTTACAATCTTTTGGTATTATTAATTTATAACCATTTTTTACATATTCAAAATTATCCCATCTATGGTTTCTTACTGCAGGGAATCTTTCAGCACTTGCTGCATAACATCTATATTGTCCTTTAGTTACATCAAATTTTCCTGTGTATCTATCTACAACAACTTTACATTCTAATGCAAACGGGCAAGTAGTTCCGGTTGGTAAGTTGAATTCATAAACTTCACCTGTATAATAATTTTTCTTTTTTACAAACTTTGCTATACTCATATCTTTCTTTTGCTATTTATTTCTACTAATTGATTTAATCTAAACAAAAATAATTCGTGGTGTTCTGTGCCTTCAAATCTATGAAAAAGTAATTTAATATTTTGTATTGTTTCGTGTTCATCTCGTAGTAATTGTTTCTTTAGTTTTTCATTCTCTATTTGTAAATCTATTAATTCGCCCTGTAAGCGGTTAATTTGTTTGCGCAGTAAATCTATATCAGTTGAATCTATTTCTTTGTCAAACATCTTTAAAATGCGTTCTTTATATTTGTTTAGTGTTGGGTTGTATCTTACAAGCATATCCCATTGATTCAAACCATAAATAACTGTAGCGTGATTCTTTTTAACTGAATTACCTATTTGTTTTAAAGTTGTTTTAGGTGCTATTTCTTTTATTAGTGTGTAGTATAAACTACGTGCTTCTACTTGCTCACGTGTACGTGTAGTATCATCTACGTTTATGTTTGTTTGTTGTAATACTAATTCTTTTATTTTTTCGTTTATTTCCATTTTAATTTTTTTGTTTTTATTGGTTCTTTTCTTGCTAAATCAAATAATATATGAAATCTAATTACTTCTACTGCTAAATGCACACCCTGACACACTTCAAATAGTTCTAAATCTTCGTAATGCTTTATAACCTCACGTAGTTCTTCTAAACTCATTCCTTGTTCGTATTCGTACAAAGCAAGGTGATAATGTTCAGCAGTAATTTCTTTCATTAATCCTTTTTAAATGTTCCGTTTTCCATTTTGCCTGTGCGTTTAGAAATAACATCATAAGCAGAAGCAATACAATTTTCAAGTATTAAACCTTCTAAATGTGCAATATTAGTTAATACTACAATGCAATCACCAATAGCATCTATTATTTCATCCCTATCGTTATGTAGTAATGCTTTTGCTAATTCTCCTGCTTCTTCTTGTAGTTTTAAAAACTGTGTTTTTGAATCGGAATTATTATAGATTCCTTTATTAAATGCCCAAACTCTAATCTGATTAAAAATTTCTATTGTCATAATTATTTATTTATAATGTTTTGGATATGGTTGTTCTTTTAATAAACATTTCTTTTTCCATTTTTGATTTAAAAATTTTATGTATCTAAATTGTCTTAAACTTTCTTTTAATAATTCATCTTTTCTTGCTCTAATTTTTTGGTATAATGGTCTTTTATCTGCGTGATGTGTTAAAGCTATTTTATGTACATATTCACCATCTAAGCTATAAAATTCTGATGTATGTTCACCGTAAAAATTAAAAGAACAAGCCTGATAAACTATACCAAAACCTCCACATCTTTCATCCGCAAAAGATTGAATCCATTTAATTTTTGGAAACTTTCTTTTAATATATTTAATTGAAAAAGATATTGCCCGACTTTCAGGATAAATAATTTTTATTTCATCACTTAACCACATTCTATTTAATTCTAAATGTTCATATATTCCTGTACCATCAACTATGTTTTTTGCTGCGGCAGGATTCATCATAAATCCATATTGCAAACTACCTAATAAAACATCTTTTTCAAATACACCTAAATAAATATATGTAGTAGCAAATCCCGCTACTTTTTTTGAATAATGATTTTTAATTATAATTTCATTACTTATTTTTTTAGGAATTTCTTTTATATAAAATTCATCATTACCAAATCCAATGCAATCAGCTTCGCCATATAAACTTATTTGTTCTGATAATATATATTTATTTTCCATTTTCTAATTCTTTTATTTTA